CTACTGCCCGACTCGTTTCAGGTTCCCGTCCGGCATCTGCTGCCACTTGAATCCACCCGCTTCGATCAATGGTGCCGTGGCGGCCTGCGGTGCCGGTCGTGCGGCGGGAGCGGGTCTGGCCTGAACCTGGTTAAACGGCCCCTGCTGCGTCCCGGTGTAGGGCTGGGGTGGACTGCCTCCGGGCTGACGGCCTTGAATCTCGGCCAATTTCGCTTGAAATGCGGGGCTGCTTTCCACTGCTTCCTGGAACTGTGGACTGAGACGGATACTGTCGACGGCTCCCTGATCAACTTCACCGGTCATCGGATCGGTTGTAATGGTCGGGAACATCTTAGTGACCGCCTCACTGACAAAGTTTTGCTGGTTTTGTGCTGCTTCCTGAGCCGGGTCAAATGGCACATCATATTTTTCCGTGGTTCCGTCCGGGTGTGTTTTGGTTATGGTTTTGGTCGGTCCGCCCTTCTCATAGTCTTGAAACAGCTTCTGACCCACGTTTTCCACTACCCACATTTTCTGCTGGGCGGCATGGATGGCTCCAGGGTCTCCGCTGCGCTGGGCCAGTTCCAGTGCCTGCTGGGCTTTACTGGTTTCTTCTGCGTGGCGACTGTAAAGCTGGGTATAGCGGTCGTATGGATCGCTGGGGTTCCGGCCCTGAGCTGTCGACTCGATGGCCATACGGGCCTTTTTCAGCCTCGCCTGTTTCAGGGCGATGTTGATGTCCATATCGGTCAGGCGTTTTTTGTCAAATTGCGCTTGCCGTTTTTCCTCTTTTCGGCGAGAAATATTTCCCTGGATCATTCCTCCCAATGAGGCTCCGGTTCTGACGCCGCTTAAAAAATCTTGTGCCATTGTAATCCTCCTTTTTTAGATAAATGATGTAGCCAGTCCCACTCCCATACCGGCAACCTGCATCCACGGATTGCCCTGTGAAGACTGGTAGCTAAGGCCTGCATTATATCCACTCATTTGGGTCCCGTAGATGCTGCTATTATACCCCATCTGTGTCTTGTAAATATCTGAGGCAAAGGCAGCGCCCTGGGCGGATGCGTTTGGATTCGGTCCAGTGCCTCGCACGGGATTAGCCGGGGCCCATGGGGCTGCCCCTGCCTGGGCGCCGGAAATACTTCCAAACTGGGCAGTGGGTGTCGTTCCTGAGAGGAAGGCGCCTACGTTACCCAGTCGTTGCTGCCTCAATCTCTGGCGGGCCTCGCCCTTATATGCAGCCTCACTGGTAACCGGAGCGGACCCCATATAGTTTCCGCGCGCTACCTGCGCTCCCCGGATATCCTGTTCAAGCTCTCGCTCGAATTCGGGGTTCAGGCTGTATCCAGCTTCCAGATCCCCAATGACCGCCTCATAAAGTTTCTCCCGGGCATCAAAGCCCTCCGGATCGGATTCCTTTAACTGCTGACGGGCCTTTTCGACAAATTCGGAGCCATAGGCTTCCTGAAGCTCCAGAAGCATATCGGCCTGGGCAAAGGCGGTTTCTTTATTAATTTCCTGCTGCTTTTTGGTCAGGTCCGCATCGCTTCGACCGGCGAAGTCATAATCGACAGTTTTTTTGCCAACCTGCACGGAACCGGCATCGCCAAACATGGCGGCCGCTTCAATCTCCCTCCGCGCGGGCAGAGTTTCAATATCTGCGTAGATGCTTTCTCGGGCGGCGGCACCGTAATTTGGCGCGGGCTGCGGCTTTGGTGCAGGTGGCGGTGGGGGGGCTTTTGGGCTGCTCATTAGTTTTTCTCCTATAAATTTGCCAGGCGGCTTTTCATTTTATCGAAATCGAAAACCCATAACTTAGTCTGTCCTCGATGATACCGCTGGTGGGCTATCTTTTTCTTAGGTCCGTAGTTGGAGATAAATTTTTCAATCGCCAGGTGGTAGGTTTTGGGGTGCTTTCGGATACTGAGTTCCACCAAGAGAATATTTCCTTCAGGCTCAAATGCATAATGGTCTTCCACCTGGCTCAGGTCTGAGATAATCCGGGCCACTGCCAACCCGACTATTTGTTTTCGTAGCCGGATGACGGCAATCATTTTTCTCTGCCAGTGCCAATCCAGCCACTGGATTAGGGTCTTGCGGTCCCATTCCCGAGCAGGGGGATAATGCTTTAAAATGAAATTACCGATCTGGGCGATATCACTCATTACTATCTCTCCGTGTCCACGGTGGTGAAATACGCGCTGGCTGTGTAGTTCCGGATTTGCAGCTTTCCTGCCGTGCTGGTGAACTTGACTTGCATTTCATAGAAGCGGCTTCCAGGGATGCTGGCGGCTCGCTTGACCGGTTTGGTATCCGGCATGGTGAAGGGGAATCTAATCGGGAAGGTCCATCCGGGGTTGGCGGTGTCCACCAGTCCTTTAAAAATAGTCAGAGGTCCACCTCCATCCAGAATGGCTTCAACGGTGACTTGTGCCTTGGACTTTTCAAACTCTACTTGCAGGTGTCGGGGTGTCTTTTCTGCCGCCAGGTCCCCAAAGCTCATACCCCTGCTGAGGTGGATGGTTTCAATGTCCGCACCATCGTCCTGAAAGTCCGCGTCCACTTCATTGGCAATGAGGGTGTAATCCCTCCACTGTTTGACGGTGCCATCGTGCTGGCAGATCACCATGCGGTGCTGGTCGTTGAACATCGTCCGGACAAATTGGCGTGGAGTCCACCCGGTCCAGTAACCGGACCAGTTCCGGATCAGGGAATTGTAGACCAGCACAATGTTTGGCTCTGTGGAATTATCCACCGGGACGGCCAGAATGTAGCGGTTATTCCAGACCATGGCACAGCTTTTACTGGCATGGTCCCAGTTAATGCGGTCGATCCAGTCTTGAATGGGGCTACTGATCGGGTCGGTCACCTCAAAATTCTGCCCTTCGGTCAGGCGGCGGATGGTATGCACTCCGGATCGGGAGAGGAACCAGACATCCCTGCCAAACATGACCATAGACCGATGGGCTACACATCCAACGTTGGCTTCAATGGGCGTGACCACCCATTCACTGGCATTGCTGGCCTGCGGGTCGGCATTCACCACGTGGATACTGTGTTCCTTGCCCACCACCAGGTTGTAACCTTCCCAGGGGCAGAGTCCGGTGATGGCATCGTTATCTCCACGGCCAACGGATATGGACCAGTTCACCTTGTCCCATGTCTGGCCGTCGAGCAAGTCAGACCGGAGTAGTTCATCCGCATTCTGTGTCCCGGCTGCGAAGATTGCCCCGGCATGACTGACCATGAACTGACAAAGGGGCGGGTCGGTCGCTCCGTTCCCCTCGTCTGTAATGCTTGTGCCTTCATAGCTGTGGACATTATTCACCCCGTCGGTGAAATAGATTCGGTTGACCAGTTGCGCCATGTCCACTTGCGCGCTGCTGGCGGGGGTGTAGCCACTCAGAGAGGTTAGGGTTGACCCGTCCCACTTGGAGACTCCGCCGTTCCCGGCTAGTAGAAGTTCTTCCAGGCTGGGCGTTTTAAAGTAGCGCGCACCCTGAACCGTGATAGTCAGATCGGTTACCGCCTCAGTTCCCCGACGGGTGATGAAGTTCCCGTTCCGGTCCGGGTCCGAGTTTTTTCCGAGCGAAAACTGGTTTTGGTCCAGCAGATTTGAACGGAGGCGACTGTGCTGGCCACCATTAAAGGCCAGACACTGGTCGAAGGCCAGCGGATCATCCAGGCCGTTATTGCTATGGTATGGCATTAGCGGTATCCGATATCTGACATATGTCCGTGAATTCCCTGCTCAACCGGGATGATTTGTTGGATTCGGGCCTCCTGGTAGCTTTCGATGTGCTGCATCTTGGTCAGTAGTGCTGACGCTTCCTGCTGCTTAACCTGGGCCTTACCAAACTGGCGGTCGTATTGGAGAAGGTCATGCTCCACAAAGGCAATTAGAGTATTGGTCACGCCATGCAACCGGGGACTGTCCCCATCTTCATTCATCGGAGTAATTTTTTCCTTACCCAGAATGAGCAAGGTCCCGTCCTTATCCGGTTTTTCCAAGAGCTGGATCCGAGCCTGACCGCTCACTTCAGAGAGGCGGATAAACCGCATGGGCGTTCCGGTCCGTTCGAATACTTCCGGATCCAGTTTGAAAACCGTTTCATGGTCGATCGGCAACACCTCATGCTTTTCCCACCTGACCGCAACGGGAAAATCCATAGTATTGTCTAAAAGGACTGTCGATGTCCCTTCGGTGACAGACTGGCTTTCTGTCATTAGACTGTCCCGCCAGACACATTCATCCCAGATCATTTCATACCGCCGGGTTACGAAGTCCTTGGCCAGCGCCAAGGTGTCAGTGTCCGTTCTCTGGAGCTTTCGAGTTACGAGGTCTGCTATTTCTGCGCGTGTCATTGCTGCTTTTCCAAGCGATTTAATCTATCGTTGTGGGTTCCCAAAATAATTCGATTTGAGCGGATAGATTCCAAAGCCGTAGCCATGTCTCTTGCCGCTTCAATGGGCGTATAGCTAGCCTGTCCCCCCTGCCATGTCTCGATTTTCGCCATGCGCTCCCCTAGGTCAACAAGCTTATATAACGCCCACCCATTTATCGGTATCAACACAGATAGGCACAGCGCTGATACCACTGTTGCCAACAACCGAGTTATGTTTGCCCAGTCTCCTTTAAGCTCATTCATTGAGGCAAATCCTGCCAGCCCTGCGTGAACATAAATCCTGCCAATACCAATGCCGTAAGTCCGTGCATTTTCCACATTGTTATGTCTTTCGGGTTCATAATTACAATTCTTTATATGTCACTTTAAGCTGGTTCAGTTCTTCTTCCGTGATTTCTTCCACTGAAGAGAGCCGATCGTCGGTTGCCAGCGCATTAACTAAATCCTTCGACCAGAGCGCACAGTAGGCCAGCCTGCCATCGGTCAGTGACGTCGGGCTTGCGTTGTATCCCAGCGTCATTGCCTGCCACCCGCTGCCGTCGTGCTTAACGCAGATCGTTTTGACGGGCTTGATCGGACGCTTGGGCACGTAGTAGGCTGTCGCCCCGTAGTCGCGCTCAAGGTCGGCAATGATCCCGGCCAACTCTGCCGGGAATGCAAATATCCGCTCTGTCTGGTCAAAGTGCATCGATTAAGTCGCTTAGGTTTACAATGTTGCCTGTGTCCAATAGAACGCCCTCAAAAATTAAAACAGCCGATACCAATCCCTTAAATTGATCAGCCGGGTTTGTGGTCTTATTGACCTGACCAACGCGCCATTGCCTCCCCTCCAGCGTCATGCCATCTACCGTTACGCAGAAAACGTGCTCGCCCGCTGAGTAGCTACCTGCATACGGCACCCCGTCCACATACAATACTTTAGTGCCTGTCGAAAGAGCCGACATCCTGATGTCGGACAAGTCCGTGAAGTTTTTCAAGCTGAGCCAGAGCCCCCCGGAGTTAAAGGCTTCTGCCGCCGACAACACTACGGAATTTTGATTAGCTGTTGCTCCCCACAATGAGTTCGCCCGAGTGAACACGGTGACATCCGGGCTGGCAGGAATGTGTGCGGTGTTGCCATACTGGGTGGTTCCGGCAAAATTGATTCCCCCAGCCCCCCACGACGGGGCATTAACCAGCGTCATGTTGTTAGCCGTCAACCCGCCCAGCCCGTAAACCGTCGCGCCGCTCCCGGCGTTCTGGGTGGATTTCATGGGGTAGGCTCGAAAATTATCCCAAAGCTCTTCGGCTTTAACATACCGGGTTAGAGCATCAAGCGCAGCCAGATCCGTAGCCCCGGAGGCCGCCGCAAACGCCAGCACATCCGCATCCAGAGACTTGCGGTTCAGGTTTTGGTTCAGTGGCCGGGTGAGCGGGTTTGTCTGGAGTCCGGTCATTACTCTAAAAAGCTACCGCGGTAATATCCAGGCTTCCACCGCCGCCGGTGGTGGTGACGCGGAGTTGGCATTTCGGAAGGCGGAATTCTCCTCCTCCCCCTGCTATTAGAGTGGTATACGTGCCCACTTCATCCCAAGTGGTGCCGTCGGTGGTGAATTCTAGCTTGGCGGTGGCACCGTCAAAGGCGCCTTGGGCGGTGAAGGCTCCGGGGCCACCACTCCACGGGCCGAGTTCGTGGTTGTCGTTGGTGGTGATTTTTATTTGCATTATCTTTTTCCGGGCCTACTCGGCCAGGACCTCCTTCAGTTCATAGGGTTTGGGTTCAAAATGGGTTTCTCCTGCCAGTGCCTTGGTCTGCTGGGCGGTCATCCAGGTCTCCACGGAATCCAGCTTAGGTTTGGCTCCAGGCGTAGGATTGGTTAGGCGCTTATGAAGCAGGGACACTTTGGCATCGGCATCATAGCCTTCTTTAATTAAGAATTCCCGCAATTGGTCGATTGCTGGTGGCTGTCCTACTTCTAACGCTTTATACTCTGAAACGTAGGTATCAAATTCTTCGGGGTCTGGTTCGGGTAGTGTGGGGTGTTCCCATGCGGTAATAGATCCATCATCGAGATTCACAGACAATCGGGTTGCATCTGGGAATTTCCACCTCAGAACATCTGATAGCTTTCCTCCGTATGGGTTGCTCATGGTAGGACCTCCATAATTGTTAAACTGGCTTTACTGGTGCCCCCGAAAAATCTATTGGAATTGTTCCCGTTCAAATAAAGCGTATCGCTCTCCGGTCCAATTCTGACTTTGTAAGTTCTTGAAGATGTTGTTCCCGCTGCAATAACTGAGCGAAAACTAATCGCTCCATCAACTCCCTTGTGGTAACGAGTTCCGCTAGCCATAGATGCCGCTAAAGCATCGGCTTGACTGTCAACAAAAAGAGCTACGGTTATATGTTTGCCCCAGTCAAGCCACAAGCACGGTATGTCAACGTGTATCAACAGGACGGACGCTGCGTTTGACGGAGTAATGCTGGCAGCTAAGATTTGCTCTCCCTCCGTGTTCTGCGGAATGGTGTCATCAGGGGGGATTTGTGTTGTATGGCTGGAATACGTGGCATTTTCATCCGTGACTACTTGCACTACCTTTCCTCTAACAGGTGAATGCGTGATTATGAAGGAAACTATATCGCCTGGGCTGTAGCGTTTAATATCGGTCGAAGTTCCTTCTGTGATTGAAGTTCCTTCCACTTGCGGCACTGCTGCGTTGTAGGCCGTAACGACGGCCGCATCAGTCATACCAATATTCAATCCTCCGACCGCTTGAAAAAAAAGTCCATCGTAAACGCATGTAATGACCGCACCTGATCTAATATCTGAACTGCTTAAGTCTTCATTTCCTGCTTTCTTGATGCTTTTAGCTCCCAAACCGTTGACATTGAGAGTGCTGGCTCCGGTGTTGGCGTTGGCTGCTTTGAAGCGAACTAATAATCCTGCTTCGTAGGCACTTGGCACTGCGGTCAAGGTCACGCTGTAGGCATTTGCACTGCCAGTATCCGGTTTGTAATTTCTGATCGTATCCGATAGCGCGATTGCCTTCAACATAGTCAGCCAGGTAACTTTCCTGAGATTGCCACCAGCCTCGATAAGCAGATCGTCACCGGTTGCCAATGACGATGTGGCGGTCTGAGCATCGATCGCATCTTTATTGATTGTGGCACCCTCCAGAAAGGCATGCAGATCAGCGGCGTAATACTCGCCGTTGTCGTCGAAGCTGGATGGTCGGGTCAGGTGTCCTGACATCAGGCTTGGCCTCCTGTGGCTTCAAAGTAGGCGCAGTGCGGGGTCTCGAATCGTCCGCCCCAGAGCCATCCATTACTCTCGAAAGCCCGAACTACATCAGGGTGAATCATTCCCTTCTCCGGATCATACGGCTCTCCGTAGAGGTTCCGGGCCGGGTCGATGGTGATAGCGGCTCCATAGGCATGCATGGACAGTTCCGCGCTGCCTTCCCGGGCCCGGAATGCGTAGGTCTCTCCGATAAAGTCGGCCCCGGCATCCCGGATTCCTTCCGGTCCCATTTTTTCCAGTATCTCATGGAATATTTTGACCAGACTGGATTCCACTTCGGTGTGAATCGTGCAGTGGTTCAGGACCACTTCCGGCATCACTGCCAGTCGCATGGCATACGGTAACGGCATCCGGGACAGGTAAACCCCTTCCCACGAACGAGAAGGTTTACCTGTATTCCGGTCGATCTCGATCTGTCCAAAAAATAGATCAAAGGCTTTACTGAACCGCTTCGGGAACGGACTGGTTCCTCGGGGCTTGGGAGGTAGCTTGACGGGATTAACCTCTGTTTCATTTGTGCCGGGGCCCTGATTAAAGGAGCTGTTGACGCCCTTTGGGTCAGTCGTTTGTTCTGTAGTTGCTTTATTCATAGTTATTCCTTCCACGCGGTCAGCGCGTCTTTTTTTTCCTGTTCGGTGAATCCGGACAGTCCATCTTTGATTTCCTGTTCCCGGTAATACCGGGCCATTTCGTATTCTGAACTTTCGTCGTTTACCGCTGCTCCGGATACGGCCAGGGACTTCGGCACGGTGATGCGCTTCCATCGTCCCGGAAGCGGACACTGATCTCGCATGTCGACCGGCCGCATGGCGCAGTCACGTTTTCCAGTGTCCAGATTTTCGTATTCGTAGAACGGCATCGGGTTTACTCGTCTTCGTTGTCTTCCATGCCGTCAGCCTTCCGGGCCGCGTCCATGATTTCTTCTTTTTCTTTGCTCTTGGTTTCCTCGGCGGACTCACTTTTGATCGTCCGGTAGGAATCGACCATGCGGACTTCAACCGTGGCGTTGTCACCGTCGACTGACGTGATAATTCCCTTGGCGTGGAATTCCACCGGATCACCGGCTTCGGGCTCGATCATCTTGGGCTTGTCGTCCGGGCCTTCGGTCTGCCAGTCACGGGTCGCCAGGGCTTTTTTTTCAATCTTAAAAGTGTTCTCCATTTTTCCTTTCTTTTCCGGCCTGTGACCGGGGGAGCTTTCTAAACTCCCCCGGTCGGTTGCCGGGCCTATCTCCCGTTTAGGAGAAGGTGGTGCGGTGACGCATGGTCACTGCAAATTTCTGGTTAAGCAGCTTTGCGGCCCAGTAGAGCTTGTATCCAAGCTGTGTCTTCTGGTTGAGCGGGTCGGATTTATCCGGCTGCATGTTCACGATCACCTGCGGCTTCCAGGGGCTGCTGGTTCCGGCCAGCTTCGGCACACCAAAGGCGCACTTACCAAGGAAGATGGTGGTGAAGATGTTACCGGAGGCCACGTAGGTTCCCTCGGCGGCGGCAGAGCTTTCGATGTAGGGGTTAGTCGCTTCCACAAACCGGACCGATTTCCAGCGGCCAAGCTCGCCTTTGAAGATCTGATCCGGCACGGTATACTTACCGACGTCTTTCCAGTCAGTGTCTTCCATGAAGTCGTAGCTTCCCTGCGGCGGAATGATCGCCACATAGTCGCCACCAAATCGCGGTGCGCGGTTGATCTTCAGTTGAGTGGCGGCCTTGGCCACGTCCTTGCCGATCAGGGCTCCGGCGGAGTTGGTCGCTCCGGCCAGGGAGGCAAAGTCAGCCAAACCTTGAGCATAACGCTTCTGGCCGGCGGCGCTGACATTACCAACGATTTCGTCACGGGCCACAGAATCCGCTTTAAGGGCGGCTTCCTCTCCCATGGTGCCGATCGTATCCTGGATCAGGTTGTAGAGGGCCACCATTCCGGCCACATCGCTCTGCTCATAAACGTCGCCGTATTGAGCCAGCGCTACACTGACATACTCATAACCCATCTCGTGGATGGTCAGAGCACTTGGATCGCCCTCGGTTAAGTTTTGAACGTTTTCCTGATTCGCCTCGCGTTTGCGGGCGAACTGGATTTCCTTGGTGCCTGCATTTTTGGGCAGGTCTTTTTGCATTGCATACTCATTGAGTCGCAATTCCTGGACCGCATGTTCCAGCAGGTCTTTTTCGAAGTGTTTTCGAAGCTGGTTCGTGAGGTCCGAAGTGGTTAATTGTGCCATTATTTCTCCTTTTTACGAAGAACGGTTTCAGGAGGTTCCTACCCTCTGCTGGTCATACTCCGCAAGTTGGTTCAGTATGGCTGAACCTTCCTCTTTATGCGTCGGGGCCGACGGCGGCGGACTGCCTCCGTCTTCCGGGCTTGGAGTTTCCGGCAGAGCCAGTTGATTCCGTAACCGTTCAATTTCTTTATCCTTTTCCGCAATCTGTCCCTCCAGCTCCGGGACGCGCTCGGCCATGGTAAAGGCCTTACCCACCCATGCCGCTTTCCGGATACCGTCTGGTATCTGGCGCAACATCGGTTCTTCTTTGAGGACTTTCTGGACGTTCTGTCCCAATGGGGACTGAGGATCGTTCATGTCGGCGTATTCAGGGCTGGCCAGCACGGCTTGCAGGTTTTTATCCCACTCTGCCTGGAACTGCTGTTGCTGCTGCTGATCTTCCTGTTGCTCGGCTTGCCGGGCTTCGTCGGCCAGTTGTCGGGCCGCATTGGCCTTCTCATACTCGCCCTCTGCCTCGTAGACCTTGGCGGCTTCCAGATATTCTTTGGATCCCAGCTTTTCAGACCGGCGGGTGGGTGCGCGCTGATCGCGCTCACCTTCCTGCCGGGGGCCTTCCTGCTGGAGTTTCTTGATCTGTTCTTCGCGCTCGGCCAGTTGGCGTTCCCGTTCCTCAAGTTCTGCTTTACGCTGATTGACGCTTTTCCACGTCTTATCCAGCCGTTCGGCATCCTTTTTGGCCCGGGTGTAAGGACTGGCATCCGGATCATCCTCATCCTCACCTTGCTCCTTAACTTCACCTTCGGGCTTTTTACCTGCTTCATCAGCCGGTTTTTCCGGGCTCGTCTCGGAACTGGAGGTTTTTTCTTGCGGGGTTTTACCGTCAGCTTCATCAGCCTTCGGCCCTTCGTTTTCTGGCGACTTAGAAGGCTCTGCGGGCTGCTTTGCGGCAGGCGCGGATTCTTCGGGCAGCGTGATTTCTTCTCCCGCATCATAACGTTCTAACGCGTTGTAAACGTCCTGATCGGTTAAGGGTCCACTCTGTTTTTCGGTCGCTGTTGGGGTTTCCATGTTTGGATCTCCTATGGCTGATATCTGGATTCAAGGTCGTCTAACTCAGCCGGGTCAGTTACCTTGGTCGTTTCACTGTCAGTCGGGACAGCTCCGGTTAATTCGCCGCTGATCGCCGCGGCGCGCGAAATTTCTAAAAGGTCACACCCCATCGCCTTGTATCCCATGGCGAAGCCGGCTGCATGCTCGGTGTTACCGTGCTGCTGCACCGCCCACGCGTTGGTGTCGGCTACGCGCTGCTCTATTGTCAGAATCAAAAGTTTTCCGGCCCGCTTACGGAAGAATGTTCGCAGTTCACCTTCGTCTTCCTCCGTCCAATGCACCTTCTGAAAGACCGGACTCCATCCGGTCAGTCGCCAGAGCCAGCGAAGAAAACGGATCGTATGCTGTAACTTTGACCAACTCATACGGCCTCCTGTGGTTGCTGTTGATGCTGGCCTTGAGCTTGTGCCTGTAACGCTTCGTTGACCTGCGCGGATAGTTCCTTAATGCCTGGACCGATCTGGGCTTCAATTTCGTCGTGATCGTCCTTGTTCTCTTCCTTGAGTGCCGTCATGTGCCCTTGCAAATGGGTCAGGATTCTCACCATGGATTCCAATCCGGGCTGGGATTGCTGAGCCATGGCTTTTTCAATCCACCCCCAGAGCACTTCGATGTGTGCACGGTGCATGTCGCTGGGTTCCACTTGAACCGGATACCCCATCAGAAGCGGTCCCAGCTCCATTGCCTGGTGTTCAGATTCACTGGCGGCGCGGGAATCGGCCCGCCGAAACAACCGCTTGGCCTGTTGTGGTGCGATCGCTTCCTGGAAGAACTGTGTCAACTCTGCCTGGTCGGTGTAGGCATTGCCTTTCAGCGTTTCAAACAAAATGCCGGCCACTGCGGCTTTGAATTCCTGATTAGCCATTTCAAAACTGCCATTCGGAACGATCAGGTATTCCGCGTGGAACGCTTCCTTATCCATTTCCTTGATCTCTTTGTGGTAAAAGTACGGACCTGCTTTATCGAATTCGCAGAGAAGCTTGTAGGCTTGCTCGTAGAGTTCTTTGAGCGCGATTGAAAGGGTTTTGCCCCGCAGTGAGGAGACTCCATCGCCCTGAGAAATGACCTGCTGCAATTCGAACTTCGTCCGGCGGTCGGAGGTGTTAATTGGCTGGCCAGACAGATAGTCGGGGCTTCCGATCATGGACTCGGCCACCAGTCGGGTCTGGTTCATCTCGACGTCATAGCTGATCGGCGGCTGGCCGTGCTCGACTCGCCGCAATCCACCGTCCACGATCTGACCTGGCAGTGCCCGGAATTTTCCCGTGGATCCAGAGGGTCGGTCAGTCGTATACATCGGGCGATTATAATACGTCATGGCGTCTATTTTTTCGTTCCATGACTTGGTAATTGCAGACTGAAATGGAGCCAGGCGGAATACCATTCCACGCGGCGAGTAAAAATCTTCCTCGATAATTTCAAGCGGGAATTCAACGATGGGTAACAGGCCATGTTTGTATGGGTGTCCCTGCCGGTGGAGAACGTCCTTGGGCTTGGCTGGACAGACATACTCGATCGTCCACTTGTCTCCTGTCCGCTTCCAGCATTCCCAGACGATTACCCGGCCTTTATTCGAGTGAGTAATTCCAGCCCGGCGGTAAAGCTCATCCTCTTTATGTTTGCCGGGATTCCCGTCTTCATCTAGGTGGCCGGTGTATTGAGCGATCGTTTCCTCGCTTACCTTGCCCATCCATCGTGGGTCATTGAGAAAGTCATCCTTCTGGAAGTGCTGGACATGGACACACCAGGGAGCCCTGGAAATTTCCTTGGTCCCTTGTGGAACAATCAGGTAGACCGGATCGATAGTATCAAATGCCAGTTGCTTCTGGTCTTTGTCCCATCGAACCTTGAGGTAGCTTTTTCCCAACTCGCACATCTGATCGATTAAGATCAGGGCTCGTTTACGGAGATTGCTGCAATAACGTAGTTTGTAGTCGAACCACTCGGCGGCGGTGGCCGCTTTTTCTTCGCGGTCCTTCCGCCATGATGTGAAGCTGGCCAGCTTGTTTGGCGCGAAAATCTGGTCGTATAGATACGGCTTTTGCTTCTCTATTACCGTGTCCGCAAGAGGATAGTGCATATCGGCTGCATTCGGAAATGGCTTATTAGCTCGGGGCAAACCCGTCCGGCGCATCTTAGCCAGAGTAGCCTGCCTGACCTCCCAGCTTTTACGAAGACGCAGTGCCTCCATCGCGCTGTCGTAAACCTGACTTTTGGTTTGCCCGTCCATTTTAATTACCCAGTCGGCTCCTGTCCTGTTCGTTTCTCAGTGCCTGAATCAGATCCAGATACTGGGCTTCCAGCTTCCGGTATTCCCTTTCCGAGAACCATATTTCGGCGGTAGACGGCGTATAAATCCCTTTGGTCGTCTGCACCGGCGTCTGAGGGGTCAAGTGCAATAAGGGCGGCTGAGTAAGCGGAGCGGAGTTTGGCGCGATTCCCGAGTCGGTCACGCACCCGATGAGAACGCTGCAGCCTGTCAGCGTCGCCAGACATGCGAGCTTCGAGATAGGCCGTTTCCAGTTCGTCTTCCAGTTCATAGATAATCCGTTCGTTTTGTTCCTCAGCTTCAATCACCAACCGCCGCAACTTGATTTCAAGCGTAAGTCGCCACACCTGTATCAAGCCCGCGACGGCTGTGAAGATTGATCCCATTTAGTTGCTTTTCTTTTCGGGCGCGAAAACGCTCCAGAGCGTTCCGATGATCATAGAAAGCGCACCGGTCAGTTCTAGCATGGCCCCTTCATCAATCCATCCCTTAGCCACGGCAAAGCCCCCGGCAAAGGTGAGAATGTGGCGGGCTACACCGCTAATTTTTGCTGCTGTCATAATATCTCCTGTTTTATTTCCTGTTCCTTTTGCGGGGACGGGATTCGAACCCGTGACCTCCTGGTAATGAGCCAGGCGCGCTAACCAGCCTGCGCCACCCCACGGTTATAATTACCGTTCAGCCGGTAAAGCATCCCGGTAAAGCTTCCTGCGATTGCGCCACTTCCATGGCCTCTCTTAAATCGGTGACGACGCTGCTTTTCACTCCCGCGTGGCCTACGACAAGCTGTCGCTTGCAGGCGATGGCTCCCACCACTGCATCTCCACGGTCCGGAGATTTACCCTTCATTTCCTTTTTGGGCTCAAGTTGAAGACGTCCATCCTCCCGCTCTTTTTTGCGTCGCTCGCATAGCTGCTTTTTCAAAAGGGAGTCCTCGGGCAAAATGATTGTGCATTCCTCAATGCGTCTCCGAGCCTTCCACCACATTTCGGCTCCCCGGTTAAAGTAATGAGGATCGTCCGGCTTATCGTTGTTTTCGACAGGAATGATATTCCAGCCCAGCTGACGAAGTGCGTAGATGTAGCCGTAACCCATACCGCTGGCGTCTCCGTAGATCATGCCCTCACGGGCCAGTCCATTGGCTTTGTAGAGTCGAACAAACCGAGCCGTCACCGCATCCTTGTTGCCGTCGAGTTGGCGCCATGCGTCCGGTATTTTGACCCGGTTGCCTTCGCGGATTGCCAGCACGTTTTCGTCTGAGGATTCGGCAAAGTCGCAGAAGGCAACCACTTCCCCCGGTTGCCAGGTCGGGGCCATCCGATAGCAGTTCTCGATCAGCCCGTAGGGAATGACCGTGCCGTCATCGATATCCAGCCCAAACTTTCCGAGGATCATCGACCGAAAAATGTCGCTGTCCTCGCCATACTTCCGCCGCATCTTTTCCACGCGTTCCGGCGTGATATGGGGACAGTCTTCCAGCGTCACTTCATAGACTTTGTAGGAGCCATCCTTTGAGCGGATAGCCTCCGCAAACTGTCCGATCCGTCCGCCCGGAGAAGAGACCAGCAACAGCATGGTCGGATTGCATCGGTCGATGGCTTCAAAAATATCGTCGCGGATCGATTTAGCCTCATCGACGATGATCAGGAGCGGCTTTCCGGGATAGGCGTGATATCCCTCAAACCGTCCGCCCTGGTCCGTCGCACGTCCGATGATCGTGCTGCCCTCGGGACTGCGGATGTCCTTGTCGTTAAACACCCATCCCGGATACCGCGATTGATGTTCGTGCAGGGCAGGCATCACCTGATCTTTGAGCTGCGGTGTCGTTGCCGACGTAATGACCACTGTGGAGCCGGGGAATTTTTCGGCGCACCAGAGCGCCAGTGTGGCAATCAGGATGGAAGTCTTTCCCGATTCGTTCGGAGTAACACAGGCCACTGGCGGCACATCCTGGGTAATCTGTGCCTCCACATCCCACATCACTCCCGCTTGCCAGTTGTAGATCGATTCTTCGCGTGTCCTACCATTGAAGCCCAAACGGACAGTGGCATATTCCACGGGGTCCATCCGGGTTACGTCGAATTCGTGATTAATTCCGTAACCCATTACCGGCCTCCGCGTTCATTTTGAGGTATCCCTGGCGCAGAGAATGTAGCTTGTCGTAATCCTCGGGCTTGACCTCAACCTTGTGATTCACATCGATGTTGCCGGTCAGGTTGAGATTCAACTTGCCGTGGATGCTGGCCAGTAGCGTCATGTAGTCCTTCGCCAGCTTAGCCGCCTTCCGTCCGGCATCGGTATTTCCGGAAGCCATGGCCAGAGCGTGCCACTTCACCGTTGCCTCTTCGATCCGGGCAAGGTTACGCTCCGGTGTCGCACCGGCGCGCTGCATTGCCTGGGCAATCACTGCTGCAATGCTCGGATTTTTACGCAGTTCAGAGCCACGCGCATTCGGGCTTTTGTAGCCTGCACTGGCGGCGGCATAGGTTTGGTTGCCCGTTTGTATGTAGACAAGGACAAAGGTCTGTTGCTGGGCGGAAAGAGATTGGAAACCGGCGGGCGCTTTGAAGTGATCGAAGCCCGGTAAAAACCCGCCGGTTTCCGGGGAAGGTGGCGATGATGTAGACTCGTCTGTCAGCACGCCCGCATCTTACACCCGCTTTTTTAAGTTTTTTTCAAACGTCCACTTTTGGGGGAGTTACGGGGGAGAAGCGGGGGAGTTACGGGGGACTTAATTTATTGACGGTCATTTTGAGGTTCCGTTTACATGAAATGAGCGTGAGATTTTTGTGTAGACAATGCTGTAAACTTTTAGATATCCACTTCTATAACAAATGCTTGCTTATCCTGTTTACAGTAGTTTACATCAAAACAAAAAAACTTTTTTGTAGGCGTTTACAGAATGAGACAGAATAAAGCAGAACCATTCTGTGTCATTCTGCTTCATTAATATACCATATAAAAGGTATATATAGGTTTCGCCGTTATCAACCGTCAACAAATTGTCTATTAGCCTAATAGCCAGCACTTTACGCTGTCTACAGTTAGCTTTTCTGCCCTGTGTAAATAACAGGCACAAAAAAAACCTCCGTGTTTCAGCCTCCTTTTGAAAGAATCTGCCAACCGTTCGCCGCCATGTTATGGCTTTTTCAAGCAAGCAAGGAAGATTCGCGGGGCATTCGGTCGGACAGATCAATTACCTTACTTACTGTCTCAGTCGTTTCCCGCGGCTTCCCGCCGCCTGGTGGCATCACGCCACGTTAAAAATATTCCCGGGCTTCCCGGCATTGCGGCTCTACCGCATCATAATAAACATCCCGCCAGGCCTGCCGCTCACGCACCCCATAGATCACCCGTATTGTTGAGTCACCCTGCCGCCGGTGTTTCTTACGTTCCTTCCAGTCCGGCTTGTATTTGAAGACCCCGCGCATGAGGTGGGCGTTGTCTTTGAAATACTGGTGAACGCTTTCAAAGTCGCACCAATCGGCGTAGGCGCTGAAGATATCGTCCGCCTTAACCCATTCATCGGCTTCCCCGTCTTCCATCACAGCTTCAAGGAAAGTAGGTAGCGAGTTGACGTGCAGGGCCATATTTGCGTCCAATTTCTGCCCTGCTTGCGTCCGTGAAAAATGCCCCCGCTCAGCCAGCCGCCGGAATCCCTCCATTGCCCAGGCAAATATCCCCTCCCGTTCTCCTAGGAAATCCAAATGCTTGGACGTTTTCACCGCGCCAGCCGGAACGGTGACTTCAAACGGAACCTGGATAAACCGCCTCCAGAATCCCCGCGAGCCGTCTGGAGTTTTAAGAAAAACGTTGCTGGTGCCGACGATCTTGCCTTGAGGACGGTAGGCAAAGACCTGCCGGTTCTTTGGGTTGATCTGAATTTCCTCGCCCGCCGCAATTGATTTGATCAGGTCCAGGTGGTCGAAAGAATTAGAAGCCAGCTCCCCTGCGTCGTAGAGGAGCCTCCCCACCAAACATTCACGGGCATGGCCGTCCTTGAGGTCATGCAGCGGCAGGGCTGTGCAGTTCTCCGGGCCTAGAAGCATCCGGGCCACTTCCACAAAGGTGGATTTACCCGTCCCTCCTTCGCCAAAAAACACAAAAAAGGCGTGAAAGGGGTTCCCGGGCACGCATAAATAGCCCAAAATTTCCTGTAATTGCTTGCGTATCTCCTCATCTGGCTGACGTTCCTCCAGCCAGGCCAGCCACTGAGGGCATCCGGCATCCGGATGATACTCCACCGGAAGCTGGTTATTGGAAAAATAGTCCATCCGGTGGCCGGTGACCCTGCCCGTCCGGGTGTTGAGCATTCCGTTGCGGACATTGATCACCTCGGAATCGTGATCGTTCCAGACCACCGAAGCCATTCCCCGGGCGGATTCGACCGCCATGACCTTTACGACAGATGCGTAGAATCGATCGCTGACCGCCTCCCGGAGAAGACCGACCTGCTTCGCGGCATCCGCCACGTATTCTCGGGCGGCTTCCATGTCGACGCCGTGCCAGACTCCGTTGACGTAACGCCAGAAACGCTGCTGTGCATACCGGAGTTGCTTTTCCCGGACCAGAATTTCAGCCAGAGAGAGCTGATCCACCTTCACACCTCCAGACTTGCCCAGGCGCACACAGGAGCCATACAGTGCCCAGCCGGGCAGGCTGGCCTCCTCCGCCCAGTCCAAAATCGTCTGCTTCCAGTCCTCGGAGTGATCTCCCGCCTTTGCCTGCTCTTGAATCCAGTCAGAAATGTCCGCCTTGGGAGGACATTCCGGCCACTTGGTTTTTAGGTCGACCATCCCCAGGCTCCGCACCCGGCCATATAATTTACGTGCCAGTATCCCGACCCGCTTGACTCCCGCTGCATCATTATCAAAAAGGATGATCACATCACGGTTGGCCAGCACTTCGGTAAATTTCGATTCCCACTTGCTTGCCCCGCCTGCGTTCGTTGTCGCCAGAATGCCAATCTCTTCCAGACTTTCGACGTCCTTTTCGCCCTCGACAAGGAAAACCGGCTGATCCAAATCCGCCCGGCGTAGTTCCGGCTGTCGATACAACACCTGATCTGTTCCCTCCAGGGACCATATCCACCAGCGGCCGTCACTGTCTCTGCGCGCCTTTACCGGCTTTCCTGTCGCGCCTTTAATCTCCTCGCCCTCCCGGGCCGGTCGGCGTTGGCGGAAGTCCTTAGGCTCCATCCGCACCGTCTGGTGACGTAGCACCCCGTCGTCGTCCAAATAGTCATAAGTTCGGACAATCTTGCTGCGCGGTGCGCTTTCTGGCCGCGCCTCATTTTTGACACCGGCCAATTCCTTGTAATGCCGGATTGCATCTTTCTGATCACGACCATCGATCTGCTCGATAAACGTGATCTCATCGCCACCGAGCCCGCTGCTGAAACACTTGAACTTCCAGAATTCCCCTTTCCGGAAAACGTGGAAGCTCGCCGTTTTTTCCTTCTGGAAGGGACAAACGATAAAAAAATCCTCGGAATTTCGAGGAGTGGAAAACCCGTATTTTTCTAACAGGTCCGGCAGCGGCAGCCTCCGCTTGCATTCTCTGATCTGATCACGTGACATTAATAGGCTACCTCCAGATACTGCCGGGCTTGTGCCTCCGGCACCTTTTTGTTGAAAAGCGGAACCACGTTTCCAGGTTTGGGCAGTCGATCCGCCGGGCTGACCACCTTTCCAGCCAGATCCGGAACACAATGCAGATAGATAGCAGTAGTGCGGTCTTTCCCGCCCTTGCCATGTCGAACCACTAGCATCTTGCGCTCGAAGTCGAGGTCTTTAACCCGGAGATGCACTACCTCTTTAAGTCGCAGTCCGGAGCCATAGGCGAGTTCTGCCATGATCCGGGTAGGCCCTGCCATCGCATCCAGAAGTCGGGCCGCCTCATGCTGATTGAGCCATTCAGGGATCCGCTTTCTGGTCTTGGCATACTGCCACTTTTTCAGATCGCCGAGCGGTTCCCCCAGAACCTCCTTGAACATGAATACAAGGGCACACAGAGCCCCCCGTTGAAGAGAAGCGGATTGATTTGCCTTCCTGGAGAGAAAAGTTGTCACCTTGTCTTCCCGTGAGAGGTCCGGATGCTTCAAAGAAAAGTCATAAAACTGTCCTGCGATCGGGGCATATTTGGTCCATGTGCGCTTGGAATAGTTCAAATCCCGGCACCGCTGAATCACCCGTTTCTGTAGCTGCTGTTTAGTCACTTTCCGCTTTTCCCTATATATACGGAAACTCAGTCCGTAGATTCATTGTTCCGGGCGACTTCGTCGCCCGGAATGCGGCCCGGTGAGCGCCGCATTAGAAATATACTGGACTAAAGACTTTGCTATGAGTCTTCTGTCATCAGCGGACACCGCCTCATGGATTTGCGACATAGCAACGGCGTGTAAAACTACGCGCCCGTTTATTCGCATCTGCCACGCTTCCATAGGGGCTGATCCATCTTCTGGGATTAGCCTTTCCCTCTGCCATGCTACTTCTAGTTTCATAAATATAAATTTCTAACAAGACCGTTCATCCAACGCGCTTTCAGCGCGTGGCTGACGGGCAACGTTCGCTTCAAATAATGTGAACTCACACTTTCCGTCAGACATCGCCTTGCGGATCGCTTCAACCGATTCAAATTGAATTACTAATGCCATATTTACCGCGCAGACAGTTTCCATATCTTCAGGATCATTAATTGTGTGTATATCCCCCGCCTCGACGACATTACCACGCGCCAGCGATTCAGTCGCTACATCCAACGGCTTACCTGCCTCGGTTTTCTCTGACGGGTTGCCCGTCGCTTTCTCATTTGGTTTTCCCATAGTTTTCTCCAGTTGGCTCAGCCGTGGCTGAGCTTGTTCGCAGGAATATATTCTAATCGAGTCGTGACAAAAGCATGCATGAGCCCTCGGACGGACTCTAGGTCGGCAGCCAGCCGCTCCGTTTCTTTTCTGGCCTCGACTAAAACATTAGCGCATTCGCTAAGCAGTTGGGCTCCCATCCGGCCTCTGGTGTGCGGTGCCAGTCCGTTCAGGTATCGGTTTGATCTCTTCAAAAGATCAGGTTTTCGGTTTTTCGCTCATAGCTGTTCCTCACTTTTCACGTTATCTAAATAATTCTCCACCGAGTCAGCCCAGAGCCTTTCGTAGCAAACCTTGCAGACGACTTCCACGTCTGCCGGGTTTCTATGGTTCATCTGCTCAAAAGTGTATAAGACCATGTGCCCACCACATTTGAAGCATGATCGTTGCTGTCGATTTAATTTTGCAGCTTTAATTTTCTTGGCTGCGCGCCTGGCAATTTCCGGCCTGTCCGCCCTGCAAAATATGGGGATCAACCTTTTTTGTTTAATTTCGGTGTCTGAGGGTCGTTTCATAAAATTAGATAACCGGTCAGTGGACATGGCTTTCCTTACCAGTAAATAATCTGCCCGTAGAAAGGTAGCCCGTGAGTTGACTTGAAAAAAAGATGAAATCTTCCAATGACGCAAAGCCATCCGCTTCTGCCAGTTCTTCGACTTCCCACTTAGGAATAGGAGCACCATCCAGGTGGCATACCACTCCCCATCTGAATGACGGGCTAATAGAGAAATTATACACCTCTACGCACGGAGTCGGCTCTATCAGGCGGCGACACGCTTTTGTCCTCATGCCGGTATACAGGTAGAGCATATCTCCCTTTTTAATCGGCCTCTTCCGTAGCGCGCGGATCGTTTGACGTTTAAGCCGTGCCTCGACTTTGGGCGCAAACTGCTTCTGAAAATTCAATGCCGGCATACGCGCTCCTTCCACCCCGGTAAGGTTTTGTGAAATCCAAATGAATTCTTCCGGGTCCGCTCATGCTTACACCAGAACACATCCCCACTCATTCCCTCGGGATATTCCAGCGTATTGAGAACCCGAATAAATGCAGCACTTCGCAGACAACACCCGCCATTTCCCACCCGGATACCATTGCGGCCAGACCATTTAAGCGGCCACGGCGCGCCGATATAGTCCCATTTCAAAAAGTCATGTTCCCAGCATTCCGGGTGCACCGGAAAGCCGTCCGGCTCGATCGAAAGCTGGTGGGATTGCCCCGGTCCCAAGAGCCACCCCATGTCCACCGCCTGGTAACGCATGGCATCCTCATAGTCCAGCGGCACACAATGCACCCATCGGACCCCATCTATCCCCGCATCAACCGGGCTGATATGCACCCATTCGGAAAACGTGAACCGTTTTTTAAGCCAGCGGAGAATATTCCCCGCATGGCTACAGCCCTGACCGTCCAGGAACACAAGCTGAACTGTTGGCAAATGAACCGTCATCTTGCTAGTTCCTCCATGTATTCGTCCCTCAATTCGTTAAGCGGTAGCGGTTTCATTCTGGACCACGCATAACGGCCAAACTTAGCCACAGTATCCCAGCCACGTGACACCCGACCGCTAACAGATTCAAGCAGACTGATATCCCGGAAATCATCACCCCCAGCCGCCGCTATTGCCCCGTGGAGCCTTCCACTGACAATCCGCTTAAACTTCATAATAGTCTGTAAAAGACACCGATAATCTGTGCTGTGCATAGCCACCGTATTACTGTGATGAATAGCCCACATCCGGCGTTCATAGGCATTGTGCAAAACTACCGGACAGTTGCTTTTTTCTGCCAGGGCGATGGCCTGATTAAAAAGCCTCTCAACATCGCTGGCGATGACCACCTGATCGTGCATCGGCGCACGTTGTGCAATGAGCATAGACCGGGCCGCAAAAAGTGCCGGGCAGGGCAGAACCCGGGCATTATTACTCAGAGCATTGCAAAAGCCCATCGCCAGTTCATCCCGGCAGATCACCGCCTTTGCTGCCTTGATCGTATCCAGAACCAGAGGCGTCTGGTGGTCATTCAGGTGCGCCTCGCTCTCTGCACCAATGCCAATTAAATAAACCGGTGTCCCGTGAATCTGAGCCTGCTGGTAGACCGGCTCATTGGATCGAAGCCAGTCCGGAGTCCCGGCCACTACCAGAGCATCAAAGTGCCACGGATCACCGGGCACCCAGGTATTGGCTCGTGCGTTGGCGCCGCCTGAATCAGACCGGCTGATCAAGTGGTTACGATTATAAAACATTAACTGCCTAATCTGCCAACCCGCATGCTCCAGCAGATAAAGAACCCCCTCCCGGATAAAATCATCGCCGGGGTTCCAGCACGTGGTAGTTGATACCAGAACATTCACGCTGCTACCTCCGTCGGCGTATTTTCTTCCATCAGTTTCCAGACCTTTGCCGTTACCCGCTTGGGATCAATCATGTCCAGAGCCACGCAACGGTGTGCTTCCGCACCGGGACAGTTTTCCGGCATCATTTGACCCCGCCGGGAGTGATGGAGACAAGGAGCGCAAGGCAGGTTACCGGACAGAGCTACCATCCGCGGCCCCGGCGTCACCCGTAGCTTCCAGGGAAACGATCCGTAGAGAGCCACGCAAGGCACATCCAATGCCGCCGCCGCATGAGTAATACTCGAGTCAGGAGCTACCACCACGTCACAAGCGCGTAAGACCGCGCATGCCTGCCTGAACGTCGGAGCCGGTTTCAGCGTGTGCAAGTTGATAATTTTTCCCGTGCTGCATTTGACAGGTGGTTGCCCCGGGGCGGCGAAGATAACAACCTCTCCACCCCGAGCATGCACGTCCGCAATGACTTCGATAAGCCGTGCATACGAACGCACAGGAGAAGAGGCATACAACTGAATACCCACCACTGGCCGCTTTTTCCCGTTCGGTAGAATTTTCTCAGCCAAGGCCAATTCTGAATCATCCAAATAGATATCCATCTTCCGGCTGCAAATTCCCGGCTTTAACCCGAAACAGTCCGCAAAGACATCCACCGCATGGTGCGTTTTAGCCAGTGGCCCCCATTCGATCGCATTTTCCAGCGTCACAATCGCATCAGCCGTGCCCCACACATGGGAGGGAACCGGATACGTAACCAGTTCATCAATGTGCGGATTGCCGTGCAGAACCGGGGATACCCGGTCAGAACAAGCCACCTGCAGTATGATTCCCGGCCAGCGGCTTCTCAGTTCCCTGAAAATCGGTGTGCAGAAAAGCAGATCCCCAAACCCGCCGGGCCGCACGACGAGAACAGTAGAATCATTCCAGTCATCATCCGGATCAAAGGCGAAGCCCATGGAATTCAGATCGATAGCTTTTAACTGCGCCTCACGGGAAAAGGACGTCAGATATTCTCCCGCATTAACCGATTCCATTAAATATTCCTGCTCAGGCTGGAATATTTTTCCATGTAGCGACACCTCTTCTGTAAAAGTGACCGTGTGCATAATCTACCTCGTCGCCTGAAAGTGCATGAAGTCCCGGCCCCATGCGCGGCCGCCGGACTTCCATCCGTGTTTTTCAAATATATCGATGACCCCTTCCGGCATCCGCGCTGCCTTGCGCTTCGTCCACAGGCCGTTGTGATCCGGGTCCAGGTCTATCGCTATCCCCCAGCTATGCCGACTGTATTTATCCCCACCGCGCATAGGACGGTAGTTGTAGCATCCGCCAAAGAGGTCCAGTCCGTAGGCCTGTAACGCTTCATGCGTCCCAAAGTATTCCTGAACTTCCTCTAAAATCTTCCCTAGACTGGGAGCCACCAGCGCATGAACCCGGGTCGTCGTTACAATCCGGTCTTTCTCCCAGGCGATCCGCATCGGGTAAGGAAAATCGAAAGTGACCAGATGTTCGTCCCCCGGTCGGCCATAATAACTCACCAGCGCGGAATAATTATCCTTCGGAAAAGGAGACTGAGTATTACCCGCATCGCGGTTACTGTCGTTGTTCGTCAACGAACGCTGATAATTAACCAGAGCCGCCTGAGTCATCGGCCCAGGCATGCCGTCAATTGGCCCCGGATCAAACCCCTTATCTGCCAGATACTTCTGGCCGAGCTTAAACACACCCTCTTTGAGTTGTTCCTTCATCGCTTTACCATTTACCTTTCGTTGTTGAATTCCCACTGCCTCATCCAGTCCAGGCTGGAGCGTAGGCGTTGCCGCCGGTTGCTCTGAGCCTTGCGCCCACCCCTGCGCCCCAGAATCCGGGCCGCTGACTTAAAATCGCGTGCGTAGTGGTTATCCACCAGCCACCATGCCTTTCCCTGAAAGGACATCTTGCGCCAGGTGGCGGGAACCGGGATATCATCCACCTTCATTTCACACCCCCTTGCAGAGCTTCATCCACCCATTCCCGCCGGGTCAGGCGGTTATTAGCCGGGCTGCGCTTTACCTGGTAACGCTCCATAAAACGCTGTGCCGCCTTCTTACTGGGCAGATCGCGGTAAACCATGACATCCACCACATCCCACCACGTCTTATTAACCACCTTGATGTAATCATCCGGGTCCGTGTGTTTGAAAACCGTAGCCGCCGTCGACATCACGCCGCCCTCCCTGCCAGGTTTGAGTAATGCCAGTTAATCTCCCGGAGCCGCCGGACATGCCGTGCCACCGATTTCCGCATCGGATACAAGTCAGACCTACCCCGCGTTTCCTGTAAAAGTGTCAGGCCGATAGCCGTCAGTTCTTCGCTCTGTTCCCGCACTTCGGAAGCCGTAAACCGCCGGGAAATCGATCCCCGTTTGCGCGTGTAAGAATTCACATCGATGTGACTCATCAGGTGGCGCACCGCGCCATAGGCGTTCTCATAACGCCGGACCAGAAAAGGCAAATACTCCGCCTGCAT